TGTAAATGGTTAACAGGGTGACGTAATGGTGACAGTAAAGCCAGATGAAGTCGTCGTACAGCGACGCGGCGACGTCGTCGTCTATCAACTGCCGTTCGAGGATTGGAGCACCGACCTCGTGAGGCCCGACAACAAGAGCGCGCGGATTTCGCAGCGCATCGTTACGGGCGAGCCGCTGATCGTCACGACGTTGCCTTATGTACCCGGACGCGGCATGCAAGAGGTCAAAATAAAAAGCGGCAGCGGACAGAAGCGTGGAGAGTACGTGATCGTGCGCACGGTACAGTCGGACGTGGAAACAAGGGTCCGGAGCTTTACGATAAAGGTGATTGTATGAGCGTCGCGCTGGATGCGACGGTCGCTGGCGCCTCGAGCAATACATACGCGACCGAGGCTGAAGTCGATGCCTATTTCCTTGCGCGCCTCCCGCTCAGTCCTCCGTGGACTGACGCTGCAGATCCGACGGCGGCCATCGCCATGGCGACGCGGACGTTGGACGCGATGTTTCAACCGCGGCGCGTTCTGATGCCCGGTGACAGTCGAAGCGGCGCGTATTATCTCGTCGCGAGGCAGTGGGCCGGCGCGCCGGCGACGTCCACGCAGAGGTTGGCATGGCCGCGCACCGGCATGGTTGACAGGAACGGCAACGCCATTTCGCCGTCGACCATCCCGTTGGACTTGAAGTATGCGGTCGCTGAATTTGCGGGACAGCTCGTGGCGGCCGACCGCACGCTCGACAATGACGTCAGCGTGCAGGGCTTGAAATCAGTCAAGGCTGGCAGCGTGAGCTTGGACTTCAAGGAGACAATCCTGCCAAAGGTTTTGCCTGACGCCGTCCTGAACCTCATGCCGGCGTCGTGGTTTACCGATGAATTTTACGAACTTGCCATCTCGGCGATCATCGACGTCATATCATGAGCCTGTTGAACATCCTCCGCGCTGGCGTCAAGATTGCGGACCGCGTTACGAAGCCGCTGCAAGCAACGGTAACATTCACGCATTTCGCGAATCCACCGGACTTATATGGAACCGAGCCAACGGTGACGTCGACGACGCTGCGGGCCATCGTCGACTGGAAGCAACGTCAACTGCGGACGATGCAGGGAGAGCTGACTGTCAGCCGTGCGTCGGTCTTGTTCTTGGACATCGCGGCCCTCGTCGCTGCGACAAACGGCGCCGGCATCGACGACCACGACGTCATCGTCCTGCCGGACGGTACGACTGGACCGATCCTCGACATGAGTGGATTCATCGACGCGGGAACTGGGCACCCGATCGCAACGGAAGTGTTCCTTGGATAGCATCAAGACGCATTACCCAGTCGGCCTCCCTCACGTCGGCGAGGAAGAAATTCAATGCGTCGTCGCCGCGCTGCGCGCCGGGCAGCTGACGCAGGGACCAAACGTCCGGCTGTTCGAAGAACGCTTCGCAGAGTACCTTGGCGCGGAATACGCCGTCGCATGTTCGAGCGGGACGGCCGCCTTGCACCTTGCGTTCGCGTCGCTTGGCATCGGACCAGGCGACGAAGTGCTCGTGCCGGACGTAACCTACGTTGCGACGGCGAACGCCGTGTCGTATACCGGCGCGTCGCCAGTCTTGGTCGACGTCGATGCCGATACGTGGTGCATCAGCTTGCAAGACGCCGAACAGAAGGTTTCAGCGATGACGCGTGCCATCCTTCCGGTTCACTTGTACGGCGTTCCGTGCGACATGGGCGCGATGCACGAGTTTGCCGTCCGTTACGACATAGACATCATTGAAGACGCTGCCGAAGCGTTGGGTGGAAGTTGGGATGGACATGCGTGCGGGACGATGGGGCTCGCTGGTACGTTTTCGTTCTATGCAAACAAAGTGTTGACGACTGGAGAAGGCGGCGCTGTCGTCACCGACGACGTTGACTTCGCCGAAACACTTCGCCGGCTCCGCGGGCAAGCACAATCACCGATACGGCGGTTCTGGCATGGCGAGCTTGGGTTCAACTACAGGCTGAGCGACATACACGCGGCAATTGGCCTGGCACAGCTCGAGCGGCTTCCATGCGCACTCGAGCGGCGTCAGCACATCGTCGAGCACTACCGCGACCGCCTGCGGCACGTCTTGCTGTCGCCGGAGAACGAAGGCACCGCGCCTTGGCTCTATACGGCGCTGCTGCCGAGCAACGTGTCGTACAACGTCGTGCAGACGCGTCTCGCCCGGCACGACATCGAAGTGCGCCCGATCTTCGTGCCGATGCACCGGCTGCCGATGTACGCGCGACCCGACAAACAGTTTCCGGTGTCGTGTCAGGTCGCCGACTACGGCATCAGCCTTCCGACGTACCCTGAACTGACGGTCGACGACGTACGATTCATTTCCGACGCCGTCCTGGAGGCATTGCAATGATTGGCGACAATCCGCACGCCGACTTGGTGCAGTTCCTTTGGGACAACGCGGAGTTTACAGCTGGAGGTAGCATGCGGACCGATTTCGGCGAACTCGCACAAGGCTGTGAAGTCTTCGAGCCTGTCGTCGTCACGAAGCCTCACATGGTGAAAGTTGGACCTCACTGCCGCATCGATTCGTTCGTGAAGATCGAAGGCGGAAAAGGTGTAACGATCGGAACGTACGTTCACGTCGCGAGCTTCGCGCACCTGAACATCGGCGGCGGAGAACTTCGCATCGGCGACTACGCTGCGGTCGCCAGCGGTGCAAAGGTCATCTCAGGCAGTAATCAAACGGACGCGCCATCGATGAGCGCATGTGCTCCGGCGGGCATACAGAAGGTCGCGACGAAAGTGACGACCCTCGAAAAGTATTCGTGTGTGCTGACGAACTCGGTCGTCGTTCCTGGCGTCACGTTGCACGAGGGCGCAGTGCTCGGCGCCGGTGCCGTTGCAACGAGGGACATTCCAGCATGGGAGATCTGGACGGGAGTGCCGGCAAAGTTCCTTGCGAAACGGCCGCAGGTGCTTGTCAATGATTCTCCCGCGTTCGTAGAAATTGACGCATGAACATCGTCATTGGCTCGGCGTTTCGCAACGCGACGAACCATGTCGATCGGTGGTTCGATCAGGTAGCCGCGCTGCGGAGTCACGCTGGTCCAGGTCACTACATTCGTGCGATCGCCGCCGAAGGAGATTCGACGGATGGAACACTATTGCATTTGATGTCGTCAGCGGCACGTCATGAGATCGAAGTGAACATCTTGAAGTGTGATCATGGCTTGCCGTGGTTCGGGTCGGTTGAAACGGCCGAACGCATGAAGGCACTGTCGTTTGTTTCGAATACGATCTTCGACGGCGTCCAACAACGTGACGACGTCCTCGTGTACGTCGAGAGCGACTTGCTGTGGACGCCGCACGTTGTAGGGACGCTCATCGACATGGCGATGGTCAAAGCTGACGGCTTCGATGTCTTCGCGCCGATGATCTTTGCTGGATCAGCCTTCTATGACATCTGGGGCTTTCGAAAGAATGGTGAGAGGTTCGTGCCATTTCCTCCATACCACATAGGGTTGAATGGCGCCGCATTGTGTGAAATTGATTCAGCTGGTTCGTGCTTGATCATGCGCGCGGAGGTCGCGCGGAGGTGCCGCATCCGCAACGACAACGCGTTGGTAGGATGGTGTGAAGACGCGCGACATAACGGCTTCAAGGTTGCTGTAGCTCCAGGGCTGAGGATCGATCATCCATGAAGGCATATGTTGACGCGCCAAGGCACTTGAGCCGCGCGATGTTTCGCGTGTCGGATGCGCTGCGCCGTCATGCGCCGTCGGACGTCGAAATCGTCGAGCGCCCAGCTGACGCCGACCTGCAAGTCCTGCACGTCATCGGGCAAGATGCACTCGACTTTACGTCTGCCGCGCCGCGGACGGCAGTCATTCAATATTGCTTGTACTCGGCGGACGTCGAGAGTTGGCATCCTTTGTGGGAGAAGACGAGCCTCGTGTGGTCGTACTATGACCTCCATGGACGCTTGCCGCAGGGCGCGAACTTCTATCACGCGCCGCTTGGCGTCGACCCGGCGTTCTTGACGAGGCCGCTCGTTGGCACGTCCAGGCAATACGTGATGACGTCAGGCTACGTTGCCGGGCCGAGGGCCGAAGCGATCGAAGAAGTCGCGCACGCCGCCGACGCGTGCGGACTGGCGACGGTGCACCTCGGGCCGATGCCAGTCGGGTTGACGAAAGCATTGCCAAGGTCGTGGTCTAACGTCCACGAGATTTCGGACGCTGCGCTGGCTGCATTGTACGACGGCGCCAGGTGGGTATCTGGGCTGCGGTACATCGAAGGCTTCGAACTGCCAGTCGTCGAAGGGCTTGCGCGTGGCGCGCGCCCGTTCGTGTTCGATCGGCAGGACATGCGGCAGTGGTACGCAGGACACGCGGAGTTCATCCCCGAGTGCGAAGGCAACGAACTCGTCGAGCGACTGAAGCGACTGTTCATGCATCCGCAGTGGCCGGTCAGCCTTGGCGAAATCGCGGACGTGCGTCACAAGTTCGATTGGGAAACGATCGTCGGCGGGTTCTGGAGCAACATACTACAAACCATTCATCCTGCTGTGGGGCGACGATGAAAAAACTGCTTTGGGTTGGAGATGCCGGGGTTCCATCGGGCTTCGCGCAGGCGACGCACAACATCCTTGAGACGCTGCGCTATCAACTCGACGTCACCGTGCTTGGCATCAACTATCGCGGTGATCCGCATCCGTACCCGTATCCGATCTACGCCGCGGCGCCCGGCGGAGACGCGTTCGGCGTCGGGCGGTTGATCTGGATGTGCGACCTCGTCAAGCCTGACGTCATCGTCTTTCAGAACGATCCGTGGAACATTACGCCGTACGTCAGCCTGCTGCAGCACTTCGACGAGTACAAGGACGTGCCGCTCATCGGTGCCATCGCGATCGACGGGAAGCATTGCAAAGGCAAGGTCTTCAACGACCTGGCGCTGACAATCTTCTGGACCGAGTTTGCACGCGAAGAAGCGCGGCTGACCGGCCACACGGCGCCGTCTGCCGTCATCCCGCTCGGCGTCGACCGCAACATCTACTACCCTGTCGACAAGCTCGAAGCGCGGGCGCGACGATTGAAGGCTGGATACGAGCAGGCGTTCATCGTCGGCAATGTCAACCGCAATCAGCCGCGCAAGCGCCTCGACCTGACGATTCGCTACTTCGCGGAGTGGGTGCGGCAGTTCAAGGTCGAAGACGCGTACCTCTACCTTCACGTCGCGCCGACCGGAGACACTGGCGTGCAGGTCGCCGACCTTGCGCACTACTACGGCGTGCGCAACAAACTGTTGCTGATGGAACCGGCGACGTTCTACGGCATCTCCGAGGGCGAGATGCGCGACACCTACAACTGCTTCGACGTACAGGTGACGACGACGCAGGGCGAAGGCTTCGGCCTGACGACGTTCGAAGGCATGGCGTGTGGCGTCCCGCAGGTCGTGCCCGAGTGGTCGGCGCTCGGCGAGCTGACGAAGGACGCCGTGTGGCAGGTCAAGTGCACGTCGACTGCCGTCGGGCCGCCGTACTTGAACGTGATCGGCGGCGTGGCCGACGAAGGCCTGTTCATCCAGGCGCTTCAGGCACTCTACTCGGTTCCGCACTACCGTGCGAGGAACTCGGCCGCTGCGCTCGAGCGCGCCAGTCAGCCGCGCTTCAACTGGAGCGTGATTGGCGAGCGGTGGCAGGAAGCAGTCGACGGCGTCTTGGCCGGCAAGGTCGAGGAGGTGACCGCGTGATTGGCAGCATGAATGGCGCGGCGGAGATGCTAGCGAAGCTCAAGGACTTGGCTCGTGACTTTCCGACGAAGGTCGGACGTGCGCTTTACATCGAAGCGCAGGTCGAGATGACGGAGTCGAAACGCCGGGTCCCCGTCAAGACCGGCGTCTTGCGCAACAGCGGCATGGTCTCGCTGCCAGAACGTGACGGCCGCCGCATCTCGGTGACGTTGTCGTATGGCGGAGCGGCGCAGGACTATGCTGTTCCAGTGCACGAAAACCTCGAAGCGTTTCACCGCGTCGGACAGGCAAAGTACCTGGAAAGCGTCTTGGACGAATCGCGGCCGCACATGGCCGAACGCCTCGCCACGCGGCTTCACTTGACCCGTGGAGGACGGTAGCGGTGTTCATCGACGAAATCGTGGCGCGTCTCGTCGGAGCTGGTGTCGGCGCATCCGGGACGTCCATCTTCGCGGGGTCAAAGGCGACGATCCCGAGTGGAGACGGTCCATATTTGACGGTGACCGAGACGGGCGGCAGCGGGTCGTCCAAGACGCACAACAATACGGCGACGGAACATCCGACGATGCAGATCATGTCGCGCGCCACGACGTATCCAGCTGCACGCGCTCAGTGCGCGGCAGCGTACGCGGCGCTCGGCGGCGCGAATGGCCTCTACAACGTCACGCTCAGCGGCGTGTTCTACTTGAGCATCAAGGCTCGTCAGACACTCACGGACATCGGAACGGACGCCATCGGGCGTCCACAGATCGCTTTCAACATTGAAGTTGAAAAGCAGCCCTCGTAAAGGAGACGCAGAATGACACTTGCCATCAGCGGTCACGGAACGCGAGTCGCACGGGCACTCGCCTCGACGCCAACGGTCTTCGTCGACATCGCGGAACTCGGAGACGTGAACTTTCCTCCGATGTCCCGCAATGAGTTCGACGCGACGACGCAGAACCGCAACATCGACGCACGGGTGCTCGGCGTGCTTCGACGCGGCGATTGCACGCTTGCGCTGAACTTCTTGCCCAACGACGCGTCGCACGACCACCTGACCGGTCTGCTCAACGCGCTGATCACCGAGCCGCCTCCGACGGACGGCTACAAGTTCACGTTCCCCAGCGCCGGCGGCTCGTCGGTCTGGGTCATGAGCGGCCAGGTGAAGGCCGTCTCGCCCAAGGCGCCTGTCGACAACAAGCTGTCGGCCGACGTTACGCTCGTGTTCAGCGGGCTGTTCACCATCAACAACGTGGTGTACGGCGCGTAATCTGCCCCACGCAGCGTCGCGTGCATCCTCTGCCGGTCTCGACGATGCAGCGGCGGCTATCCGGAGACCGGCGCGTCCGTTTCACGACAGTCGTAACAGCCCGTAGGCGTATTATTTCACTACAGTCATGGCAGCCTGTAGGAACGCCGCGGAACTGGGCCATAGTTAGCTCCAGGCTGGCTGCCGTACGACGGTTTGGATTAAGCGTAGGCGGTCCCCGCAGCCGCCCATGGCAGGTAGGAGTAGGACGCAGGCAGCATAGGAGTAGGAGTAGGACGCATGTTTACCGTCAAGCACGTCGAACGGAACGGCGACGAGCAGCTCTTCGAGGCGACCGACGTTCACCGTAACGCCGAGGGTCGCATCGCGTTCGGGCAGGTAGAGAAACAGATCACCACCGGCCGGGTCTACATCATGAACGACTCCGGACAGACGGTAGCGATCTACGATTTCGACAAGAAGAAGTAAATAGGAGGAGTAGCACAATGGCTGAAGTGTCAATGCCGCCGCAGGTTGAGTCGATGGAGGAGATCGCCGCTTCCAACGACGTTGAATACACCACCGTCGAAGGGTTTACAAAAGACAAGCCGTTCCGCATCGGGTCGCTCACCGCCGGCGACCTGATCGAGTGGTCCGAAGCCAACGAAGGTGAAGCCAAGCGCACGGCCGGCTTGCGCCTCATCATCAAGAGCCTTGTCAACAGCAAGAACGAGCGCTACGCCATGGTCGCCGGGGACAAGAACATCCAAGTCCTCCGCGGCAAGAGCCACAAGGTCACCGAGCGCATCGTGAAGGAGATCCTGAAGCTCAACGGCATGACCGTCAAGCAGGAGGACGCGGCAAAAAAAGACTGAAGCGGAGTTCACGGCGCCGCTTTGCATATCAGATGGCCGTGAGACTTGGCCGTGTCAACGTCGACGGGATGCTTCGAAGTCTCACGGCCAAGCAGTTCATGGAATGGGAGCATTACGCGAGGCTCGAACCGTTCAACGAACTGCGGGACGACTACCGGGCGGCGTCGATCGTGCAGATGATCGCGAACGTCAACAGGGGAAAGGAACAGAAGCCGTACGCGCTTCAAGACGTGCTGATCAAGTTCGGCGAGCAAGAGGAGGACAGACCGAAGCCAGTGCAGCAGACGCCAGAGCAGCAGGAAGCGATCATGCGGATCATCATGGGCGTACCGGTGGCACCGCACGCGTAAAAGTGGATCAGCGCATAACAATGGACTACGCATAAGACATGGACATTGGAAGTCTTACAGGTTCGATAGAACTTGACGACAACCTGAGTTCCAAACTGCTTGGCGCGACGGGGACGGTCCACAAGTTTTCGGCGGACTATTCGGCATCGATGGAGTCCGTGGCGAAAGGCACTGGCAGCGCGGTGACGTCCGTCGGCAGTTTGACGGCGAGCATCACGAAGCTCGGCGAACGCGGATCGATCGTCGAAGGAATTGAAGGCAGCTTCGACCGCGCCGCCGAAAGCGTCATCAGGTTTGGCGAAAAGTTCGAGGGCCTGGCTGGCAGCATCGCCATCGTCGCGGCCGCCGCCGTGGGTGCCGTCGGTGCGCTGACCGTCGGCCTCGTTGCGTTGGGCGAGAAAGGCTCGACGATTCAGGGCGTCGAGGACGCGTTCGATCGGCTGGCAACGGCCGCCGGATCCGCCGGCGACGTGCTCCGCGAGAACTTGACCGAAGGCGTCAAGGGTACGGTCAACGAGTTCGAATTGATGCAATCGGTCAGCCGCGCGATGACGGCCGGCGTCAAGTTGAACGCGACCGACATGCTGACGTTGGGCGAAGCCGCCCGCGCCATGGGCAAGGCAACCGGCACCGATGCCGCCAATGGCCTGCAAATCATGAGCACCGCGTTGGCGTCGGGTCAAACGCGGCTCTTGAAGCGCGTCGGCATCGTTGTCGACTCTGAAGCAGCTGAGAAGAAGTTCGCGGCGAGCGTCGGGCTGACTGCCGATCAATTGAACGCCGCCGGACAGCTGGAAGCGAAACGCATCGGCATCATGGATGCTGCCAGGGCTTACGTCGAACGCCTCGGCGTCAGTCAGCTGACGTTCAAGGAGCGCGTCCAGCAGGCGGAGGTGGCGCTTGAAGAGTGGGGCGTCTCGATCGCCAAGGCCGTCAATTCGTCGAGTCACGTCAGCGACGCGTTCGACGCGATCGGCGCGGCGCTCACCAAGAACTTTGGCGGCGCCGGACAAACAGCGTTCGAGGTGATCGTCGGGTGGATTGACAAGTTCGCGGACGCCGTCGCGACCTACGGTCCGATGATCATCGACAAGGTTGTCGCGATCTGGACGGCGATCCGAAACCTTGCCGCGGAAGTGCGCAGTGCATGGGATCTTGTCCCCGACTGGGTCAAGCGCATCGGCCTCGAGGCCGTCGTCGCGGGGACGGCGGTCTCGCTCTTGGCGTCCAGCTTCAAGTTGATCACCGGCGCCGAAATCGTCGCGGCCGGCGGAGGCATCATCGGGACGCTGTCGTCGGTCGGCAAAGCGCTGGCAGAGTTCGGCGGCTACATCGCGACGGTGATGAGCCTGGGGTGGGGTGGACTGGCCATTCTGCTCGAAGACGTCGGCGCTGGACTGTCGTCAGTGGGTCTCATGGCAGCTGGAGCCATTACGCCCCTCGGCTGGTTCGTCATCGGGACGACGGCCGTCGTCGTTGCGCTGCACGAGTTCGGCTACCTCTCAACTGTCGTTGACTATTTGAAAGCGTTCGCGGTTGGCGCCGGCAGGATGGCGGTCGACGCGTTCGATGCACTGAAGGTCGCGATTACAAACGTGATCGACAACGGGTTCGTCCAGCTCGGCCTGGCGTTGATGCGCTTGACCTGGTCGGCGTACGTGCAAGGCGTCAAAGAGTACACCAGTGCCGTCGTCTGGCTCGCTGGCAAAGTTGTTGACGTCGAGAAGGCTACGATCAGCATGGAGGCGGCGCTCGTCCACTGGGTGGCGACCCTGCCAGGCATCAAGCAAGAGATTCAGTTCGTCGGCGACGCGTTCGACTACGCGTGGACGAAGGCGAAAGACTTCTATGGCTACCTCGAAGAGCACGCGAAGAAGGCGGCGACAGACATCAAGATTGAAGGGATGACGCTCGGGCAGCCGACCGCCGAAGCGCCAAGCGTCGCCGCGCCGAGCATGTTCAGTGTGGACAGCGTGCCGCCGAAGCTTATCCCCGATGTCAAGGACTTGACGCTCGCGTTGACGGATTACAAAAAAGCAAAGAAAGCGGCCGGCAGCGTCGGCGGGTTCACCGTTGACCTGTCGGACGCGGCCGAGAAGTCGGCGAACTACGCGAAGGATAACGCCAAGGCCGTCGAAGCGGCGACCGAGGCGAGCATCGCGAAGACCGCGAGCTTGTGGGAAAGTTGGTTCGCCCTGCAAGAACACATGGACGGCGACAACCTTGCGTCGAAGGTCAGCAACATCGGCCGCTGGGAGACGAGCGAACTTGCCTCGCTGGAGAAGTCGAAGAAGAACAATCAAGACTACGAGAATCAAAAGATCGCCATCGTTGAGGTCGCAGCGCAGAAGCGCATATCGGCGGCGTTCGACGAACACGAAGCGGTGTTCAAGATCGAGATGGCGATGCGCGAGAAGATCGATTCATCCGCAGATGCTGCAGAAAAAAGGTTCCAAACGCAGCAGGAGGCACGCGACAAGTACGCGCTCGACAACAAGCTTGCGGGTATGGAATCGATCAGGGTTGCGACGCTCGCGTTGAACGACTTCATCGCGCAAGAAACGCTGTCGAGTGCAGACTATCAAATCTTGAAGGCCAAGGAAGTCGCAGACGAGCAGATCAGTACATTCAAGGACCAGGGACAAGCGGCCGTCGATTACGCGGCCAAGGTTCGCGCGCTGCAGGCCGCACAAGTCGACGCACAGTACGTCGACAACAAGGCGCTGACGGACAACTCGTACGACACGCTTCAGGCTATCGCCGACCGGGCTGCGACGACCTACGACATGATGGCCGCGCAGCCGGAGAAGTTTTCGTCGGCGGCGCTTCAAGCGCAGGCGCAAATCTACCGCGACGCGCAAGACAAGGCAAGTGGGTACGTCGACGTGTGGGGCATGGCCCTCGGACAACTCTCCGAGATGTTCGTCAAGCTTGGGCAAACCGCCGGAGGGAACCTCGGACAAGTTCTCAGCAGTGTCGGTCAGGCGGTCGTGCAACTCGAAGCCGCGCACAAGGCAACGCAGCAGACGGGCATCGATGGAGAGAAGCTTGGAGGAAACTTTGGACAGCTGAGCGTTGCGTTCGACAGCAATGCTGATAGCGCGAAGCGCATGGCAGCCGGAGTCGCATCCGCTGCTGCAATCTCGCAAGGTGCCATGAACGTCTGGGCTGCAACGTCCTCGCACGCGTCGGCAGCTGGCAATGCGCTCGGCGGCGCGATGGCCGGTGCGCAGGCCGGCGCGGCGTTCGGTCCATGGGGCATGGCGATTGGTGCAGCAGCTGGGTTGGTCGTTGGCCTCGTACGCGGGAAGCCAGAGTGGGCGAAAGCGGCCGACGAGGTTGCCAAGGACTTCGGCGTCAAGATCAGCGATACCCTCGCGAAGACGATCGCCGACGAAGGCAAGAAAGACTTCGGAGGCAGTTCGCAGGCCGCGGCCATCTCGCACCTCTCTGACATCATCAAAGAATCTGGAGGCTTGACTGAAAAGAACCTGCCGCAGTTGACATCAAGGTTACGTGACACGTTCTCGATGATCGAAACGCATCAGATGACGATCGCGCAAGGCACGAAAGTCCTCGATGACAATTGGGCGGCGTTCGCTGACGCTGGAACCGATGCAAATGGAAGGCTCAGCAAGTCGCTGCGAGAAATCATTCAACTGCAGGGAAATTTTGGCACCGATAGCAAGGCGATCGCAGATTACCTCAAGGGACAGGGTGCGAACGATCTAGCCTATTTCTCGTCCGTTGCCGCAGCGATGCTGACGCCGGACAAATTGTCAGTTTGGGATGACCTGAAGAAGAAGGTAGACGACGCTACGACGTCGAACACCGGGTTTGCTGACGCGTTGGCTGCGCAGAAGGGCGGCGCGGACCTGGCGGCAAGCGGATTGAAGGACGTCGGCATTCAGGCTGTCGCCGCATTCGAGGCTGCCGTCGCCAGCGGGACGAGCGAAACTGATGCGTTGAAAGCCATCCATCCAGCGCTCGCGACGCTGGAACAATCGTACACGGACCTTGGCATCAGCACCGATGATGCAGCGCTGGCCGCGATCATGATGCGCGACAAGGTCGCGACGGCGGTACCAACGTTGAGCACTGGCATCGCCGGGTTGTCCGGGGAGATGACAACCCTCGGCAACATGGGCTTGTTGAACGTCGATACGTTCGCGGCGATGGAGCGTACTGGGCAGTCGATGTACGATCAGTTGCTCGCGAAGACGATCGAGCTGGGAGGCACGAGCAAAGATGCTCTCGGACAGATGCAAAAATATCTGCACGAGGCGGTGGCCGACGCCGAAGACCTCGGCGTTCCGCTCGATGCCAATACGCAAGCGTTGATCGATCAGTCGAAAGCTGCAGGCATCTGGAAGGACGCAGGTCAATCAGCTAACGATACGTTGATGATTGGATTTACGGCGATCATTGAAGCGCTCGGCGGGACGATACCAGATGCGTTCAAAAAATTCAGCAAAGCCGCGCTAGATGCAGCGAAAGATGCAGCAGGACCTGGTGGCCTTGGATTGGTCAGTGCAGCGACGCAAGATGCGACGAAATATGTAGACGACGGCAGCGCCGAGTGGAAGACGTGGCGAGATACGGCCGTCAAAGCGGCGAAAGATGCTGCAGATGCCGCCGCCGGCGTAGGAGCAACGGCAGCGACCACGGCCGATCAAACAAAGGTCGCTGCGGGCATACAAGTGCAAGCGTGGCACGACGTTGAAGATGCCGCGACGCACGCTGCAGAGGGCCGCTCGCCGACTGGCGTTCAGCAAGTTGGCGTCCGCATCGCAGAAATAGCGCCCGCCGCGGCCGCGATGGCCGCATCGGTGACAACGAACTTGAAGTCGGTCGAAGACACGGCGACGACCGTCGCGAATGCCATTCAAAAGGTCTCAGGTCAGATGGATGGCTACTATGGCGCGGAGGGCGCGCTGAACAATGCAACGGCTGCGCAAAAGGAGTTCATGAAGTCTGCGCTCGAGGCCGGTGCATCGACGCAAGACATCGCGACGATCCTTGGTACAACAGATCAAGCCGTCTCGCTCTACTCGAAGCAACTGAGCGACGCGGCAGCAGAGACGAAAAAGTTTGAAGATGCGCAGAACTCTGCCATCAAATCGCTGCAGGACCTGATCGCGTCAACGAAGACGGCCGACCTGTCCACCGCGGCGACGGCGGCTGTTCAGAAACTCGGCAAGAACGACGTCACCGCGGCGCTGACCAAGAGTCAAGATGCGCTCGCCGCTGCGCAGCGCAAGAAGACGACCGACGACCTGCAAGCGCAACTCGACATTGCCGACGCCGTCCTTCAAAGTACGACGAATGGCAACTCGGTCAAGGCCGATGCACTGCAAGTGCAGATGGGCTTGATGAAGCAGATGCACGACTTGAAGGCGAAGTACGCGGCGGAAGATGCGCGAGCCGGGTTCAAGGAAGAAGTTGCTGCGCTCGGCATGATCCCCGCGGAATACGCGCGCACGTATGCCGACGCGACGAAGGCGATTCGCGATCAGTATGCCGATCAGCAGCAGAGCCTTGTCGCTCAGCGGTCGGCGGAACTCGCCGCACTCGGGCCGATTCCGTCGAGCTACAGCGCAACGTATCAAGCGGCGGCGAACGCGGTCGTCGACAAGTACAACATCCTGCTCAACAAGGCCCGCGAGAGTACCGCAGACCAACTGCAAGCGCTCGGTCCGATTCCGGCGGAGTACGAAGACACCTACACGCGGGCGTTCGACCTTGTCACCGACAAGTACACTGGCCTGCTCGATGCGCTCGGCGTGACGCCAAACCTTGAAACGATGCAACAGTTTGCCGACGCGTACGAGAGCGCGTATACGACCTCGTTCAACAACATCGCCAAGCAGCATGCGGACCTGCTGGCGAGCCTGAGCGACGACAGTACGAACGCACTCGCGCCGGGGTACAAGCAACTGTCTCAGGCGGCCGCCGACCTGAACTTGACGGGCACGATCAGCAACGGCGCGTACGGCGTCGGGCTTGCTCGCGGGTGGGCGGCGTTCAGGGACGGAATGCTCGTCAGCGAAGGCCAATGGCAGTCGAGCGACACGCAGTTCGCGTCTGCCGACGTCGCGGCCGCGCTCGAGGCTGCAGCGAAGGGCGTCTCGCACGCGGCGAGCGGCGGCCTCGTCACGCCAAGCAACATCATTCCGTTCCCCATGCGACCGCAAGGCACCGATACGAGGCCGGCGATGCTGACGCCGGGCGAGTCGGTGCGCACGGTCGCCGAGACGAATCAATACCTGCGCGAGGGCGAAGGCGGTGCGCCGTCGAACCAAGACGTCGTCGATGCGATCAACGGCCTGCGCGTCGACCTCTCATCGAAGCTCCCGAGGTCGCTCGCGCGCTCGCTCGAGACGGCGCTCGTCGGAGTGAGGACCGCGTAATGGCGTTCAGCGACCTCTACTGGGCATCGTGGCGAAGGACGGGCGGACATAACAGCCAGGTGCTTCGCGTCTTGACGTCGTCGTTCTCGTCGCCGATGGTCTTGACGCTGCTGAGCAGCAGCTACCCGTCGACCTATGGCATCTGCGCGAACCCACAGGTGCACAAGTGGAACAACGGCCTGTGGTTGCTCGGGCACTCGAATGCCGACGAAGCATCGGTCACGGGGTTGCCTTGGCAGAATGCGGAGGCCGCGATCATCGGGCTGGCAACGTCGAGCGACGGCTTGAATTTTTCGCCGCTGGTCAACCTCGACTACTCGGCGACCGGCACGAATCAGTTCGCGGCCGTCTTCGGCTTCACGTTCTTCAAGGACCGCGCCGGCGTCTTGCACTTGATCTTTCCCGCCTCTCCGATCACCGGGCCGCGCGGCGACGTCGGCACGTTCTCGATGTACGAAATCCACCCGACGACGCCGGGGAACTTTACGTCGTGGACGAGTCCTCTCGCGCTGACGCGCGGCGATTCAATCGGCAGCTATCAAGACCCGGCGATCGTTGACGACTCGCAGAACACCGGACAATACTTCATGACGTACGGCCCCGGCGCGGGCATCTCGTACGTCGCGTCGAGCGCGTCGAACTTCCCTGTTGCCGTCTGGAATCAGAAGTGGGCGGGCCGCAGCGGGGAATGGACTGGCACGAGCGCGGGTGGCGATGGCCCGACGATCATCAAGGTCGGCTCGACGTGGTACCTTGTCTACGAGACTGGCCTCGGCGCCGGCTCGCTGTCCTACATCACGACGCCCGTCAGCGGCTCCGACTGGCGCACGGCGACGCCGACCTGGAGCGGGCCGTTCGCGGTCAGTTCCAACGGCGGCATCGAACGGACCGGCAGCGTCTTCGCGATTCAAGACATTCCGGTCGGTGCGCCGACCGGCACCGTCTACTTGGCGGCGACCGATCGGTCGGTCAGGACGAAGCCGACCCTCCCAACCCTTGGCTCGGCGAACAGCATCATCACCGACCCGACGTTCGGCAGTCGCATCCTGCGCGTTTCGGACGCAAGCACGCAGAGCGGCGCGTCGATTCGCAGCATCGGCGGCGCGGGCAACACGCTGGCCTGGAATACGACGTCAACGTACTTCATCACCACGAACACGAGCGGCGGGACGTTGCTCTGGTCGTTCAACGCGACGACGATGCAAGCGACGTTCGTCAGAAGCCTGAACTTCAACGTCTCCGGCGTCACGTTCTCGATCCTCGATCCGGACGTCCTGTATGGCTTCTCGACGTCCTACGTTGAAGCCACGGTCACGAAGCACACGATCTCGACGAACAGTTACGCGACGATCGTCGGCGTGCGGACGCTCGTGCCGACGGTAGACGACGCGGGACGCACGTACATGCGCGGTGTGTCGGTCGGCTCGACCGGCGGCGTCGAGTACCTGTCGTTCATCTTCGGTGGCACTGGGCAAGAGTACGACCACTATGCATACTGGGGGCCGGTCAACAGCATCGGCTCGGGCAAGGTCCTCGACACGGCGGCCAGTACGATCAACGGTTCGGCGTGCAGCGCGATCGGAATGTACGCGCACGCCGGACGCGTGGAGATGTCTGGCCGCTACGTGGTCATCGGTCCATCGACATCGGTCTTCGGCTCGTATGGTTCGTCGAACATCCCACCGGCGGTCGTCTGGGATACGACGACGAACGGAATCGCGATCATCGACAACCCGGTCGACGAAGGTGCTGGCCACGGCGCGGACGGCTATGCGGCACAGATCAACTTTCCGGACAACTCCGACGGGATGGAAAGCATCTACCGCTCGTACGCCACGCCGCACGCCTTCGTGCAGCTCATTTCGCCGCTGCTGTCGCCGACCGACTTCCAGATCGCGAACCACGCGAGCTGGAGCAACGCCATCCCGTCGACACTCTTGCCGGTCATCGCCGCATGGTACCGCTATCCGACTGGCAGCGGCCCCTCGAGCTGGGTGCCGAGCACGCATCCGTGGCACGAGTGGGACGAAGAGGTTGTCGCCGTGTCGACCGACGGCAGCCGTGTCGTCTATCGCTTCTGCCATCACCGATCGGACACGAACAACCGCGACGACGCGACGACGGATTGGTTCTGGTCGCTGCCGCGACCGAACGTCTCACGGGACGGAAAGTGGGCGGTCTTCACATCGAACTGG